AATGGCTTAATCGTTACCTTCATCAACCACAACCCGCACAACATTAGGAGCAGCCGCTTTAATATCCTTTCTAGTCACATCAGCGGAACCGTAAAGGTTGGCCACTGCTTCAATGGACGGTAAACCTTCTAGTGTCCAGTGTTCAGGGTTTGCGTGGTCAAGTGCGGCCACTGCTTTGGCAAGCTTCTTGTTCACAGGGGCGACTTTTTCAGGTTCCGGGCGAACGCCATCAGGTTCATCTCTTGCAGGAACCCCGCGATTCCTCTTCTTTTTTGGCGGGTGGTCTTCGGCGTTCCAGTTTGTTTTAAAGAATTTAGCATACTGCAAAAGATCAGCGTCGGACGCTTCCACTTCAAGAACGCCATCCTTAAATGGGTATTTGTCGGAACCTAGAACCACCGTTTTCCCTTCAAGTGGGCCATGTAAATAAAATTTCTTGATTGGCATAATAAAAACCTTTTTCAAATAAACGAAAGGGCCGCGTTAGCAGCCCTTACAGTGTAGCACAAAACATCCCTAGGATTCCTTAATCAAGGATGCCCTCCACGGCTGCAATGCCTTTTTCACTAAACATCGCCAGCCCACAATACCACTTCACCCGGTAAATGTGTTCGTCGCTGTCTTCAGCTTCGCCCACATCCACAACATGGATTCCGCTTTGGCGTTCGGCAGTCAGTCCTGCAATACCGTATTTCCGGCTGCCATCGTCGAAAGTGCCTGCATAAATTGTAGTACAGGTGGATGCGGTGCCTTTCACCTGATTGGTAGGAATCCAATCATTGCGGAAAATGGGAACACCGTCACCGTAGGAAGGAACCTTTTTACCCGTAGGCAATTGAACTACTTCAGAGACCCCTGCACCGCCCAAGGCGCGTAACAATGCTTTATAACTGCGCAGTGTGCGAGAGTGCATTGTTAGGTAATCAACATCGCCGTCTTTATCAGTCACTAAATCCAGCGCCTGATCCAAAAGGTCAAAAGACAGGTTAGAGCCGTTGGCAGCCGTGGCCACTTTTTGGCCTGCTGGCGTTAGCTGAATCAGTCCGGAGAACTGATTGCTTGAACCAGTGCCATTAATCAGATGATCTTGAAAACGTCGGCCTGCTGTTTTCGCTTTGCTTGCGATCTGCGTGGCGGTCTGGTCGTTGCCATCGCTGGAACGTGTAGCCTGAATCAGGCCGTTTACTTCAGCGTCGCCCATGATAGTGGTCAGGCTAGAAGTAACTTGCGTGAAGGTTGCCGCGCCTTTACCAGCAGAAGCACCTGAGAAGGTGGTTCCCACGCCTGCATTGATAACGTCACCCGCTACGTTTTCGCGGTTGTATGCGATAGCGTTGCCGGTAATGCCGTCGAATGGCAGAGAGGCATACATATTGTTTACGGTAATAATGGTTTCGATGATTCCAGCCACTAAATCATCTTGTGCCAGTTTTGCGGATTCAACTAATGTTACGGAAGCCATGAGGATTCCCCTTCTTATGTGAGTGAGTGATTATCTAAGCGTATTATTTTTGGGCTTGTAGATCACCTGCAAGCAAATAATGTCTCCATTGGAATCACTCCAAAGGGGTGCTAATGTGTGAACAGTAGCACTACTAAAAGGGAATGTAAAGGGTTTAGGGGAAAATAAATCAGAGAACTAAAGCAGAGGCTTCTACGTCGTTAATTCTTGCAGTCCATCCACGGCCAAAGGTTGGCCACTCTTTCAGTCCTGTTAGGAACTTCCTTCTTGACAAAATAGCCAATCTTATCAAGTGCTTCTCTGGGAGGGATGCGACCTTGGCAAGAGTTCGCGGCCCCACTATGCCATCGGCCTTAGCGCCTGCTGCCTTCTGTAGCCATTTAAGGCTACGCCGTGCGCCTGAATTAACAGCAGCGTCGAAAACAACATAGGCTAGACCCTTGGGCAGCTCATGACAGTGCGCGCGCGCCCAATAACCAACAAAATATATGTACTCTAATTCCTCTCTTTTGATTGCCCGAAGATCCGCCTTTTCTTTGTGAAAACCAAAGTGGTGGCGGTATGTCTGTAGTGTGATTCCCTGCATTGTGGCGCGGCCACGGTCTTTAGGGTGATTACTCCATCCCCCCTCATGAGCAAGCACTAGATCTAGTGCTTGCAAAAACCGTGGTGGATAATCGTTCACGCCTTACCAATCCCAGACAGACCGGCATTGATTTTGTCCACACTGCTCATGGTCTGCCCCGGTTGTTTGGGCGTTCCACTGCCACCACCGGGAGGCATACCCCCGCCGGGTTTGGTTTCAGACTCGAACAAACGTCCATAGGCCTCATCAGACTTTAATTCCCCAACAAGCTCTTTAATACTCATGGGGGAACCTGTGACGCTGGAATAACGCACATCCCCTGCATCATCAACCACTTTTACAGTATGCTTACCATCTTCATCAACCACGCGCACCTGAGATTCAATGAAGGGCATTACCAACTTAGCAACGCCCTTCTGTTCTGTAATCGCGCTTGTGGCCTCATTGGTAACAAGCATCTTATAGAGTTGTCCGGTCAGTGCTTCCTCTTTGGCCTGCTGCGCCTTAGTTTGTTTGGCGTAGCCTTCGGCAAGATCTGCGCGCACCTTGTCAATGTTTACTTTGGCATCACCGCCTAACTTAATCTGTCCCTCAAGCTCTGCCACTTTCGCTGCTACTGCGTCCTTGATCTCTTCAGGCGTGGTGCCGTAGTCAGATAAGGAAGAAATATCAATTTTCGCCTCTTTGTTGGCTTTAGCCTCTGCTCTGGAAGCGACCAAAGAACCGTTAAGGCCGTTAATTGCCTCAACCGCACCGGTTAACAAAGGGTTAACAGAAAAGGATTTATCTTCGTTCTCAGTATACATGCCCTTAAACTGCTCCGGCACTTCGGCCAGTGTTGCCACTTTTTGGAATTTCCACATATTCTACGCCTCACAAGTCTGGTAATAAAAAGGTTCTTCGGGCTGCGTGTCTGTCTCTTTTTTTGCAGACAGTCGCAAAAATCGGCAGGTGTAGCGCCGAAAAGTTAGGAACAGGTTGTGCTGTTTTCCCAAAATATCATCCCATCCATCGCGTCCAGTGTTGTCGGGTCTGGTTAAGTTCCGGGTAGCAGAAATGGTTGCTAGGGCCTGACACGCACAAGCCCCGGCAGAAGTGAGAGCGTCAAACATGTTTTTAAGCATAACGGTTTTTTCCCTTTTTGGTTTGTTTGGTGTATTATAGCCCTTATTTATTGGATAAACTACATAAAAAAGGGCAAATTATGGCTTTTCGTGATATTTTTTACCCCCGTGCAGAAGATGAAATATTTCAAAAAGATATGTTGAAAGAGTTCTGTGATAGGGCGGATGGCAAAGGGGATGTTTTTTCCCTAGGCTCTTATCTGTTCCGGAGGAAGGAAGTAAAAGACGCCATCAAAGACCGCTCACGCCGTTGGTGGTATGGGAAAAGCCTTTTTTCAGTGCTTCCACTGTATCTGCTAAATGAAGCCCAATCCCCTTGGGCTTGTCCTTTGGTTATGTGTCGCCTCTCGAATAGCAACAGGGTACCCATCAGAGCCAGCAATCTAATACTGATACCATTAACGGAATAGCACCCAACCCAACACCACCGCCCCTACAAACAGGAGGGGCGACAACAACATAAGATAAATCATATTAAACCCCTCACATTAATCTATAAGACAACAACAGCGCCAAGGACATGGGTACCGACCACGACAACAGGCCGCCAATCAGTGCCAGACATAGACCCACAAACACCCCGAACGATACGGAACCGATAAAGGATCTCATGAGGCGTACACCATAAAGCCAACGATAACCCCTACCCATAAAAGCAGATAGGCCGCCACCAACAACGCTAAAACAGTCAGTATTGTTTTCATACCCCCGTACCTTCTATGTGAGTGAGAAACACAAGCAAGCCAATAGTAGCCGCTGCTGCCATGCCTAACACAGAGCTTGCTGCAACATAGGCCACTAATGGAAGTGCAGCCCCTAACAGAATTACTTTCTTGAATGTTTTCATAGTTCACGCCTTCGCCCTTTTGGGCTGTTGTTTCTGAGAACACCTAAAGCGTATGCTATTTTTCCGAAGAATGCCAATACTTTACTTCTTGAAAATAATTACTTTACTTTTGCTTTAGCTCGCCTATACTTGGACACACTTACCAAGGAGCGACACGATGACAACCTACCGCTTTATAAAAGAGGTCAAACAGACCACAAACCTCCAGCAGTTGATTGTGGGATATGCAAGCCTGTTACCGGAGGAGGTTGTGACTATTCAAGAGCTGTGCCGTATATTCCCAGAACACAAACTGATTGACATCACCAATGCCGTAGAAGGCTTGGTTTATTTTGAAAGCCTACAAAGAGGGTTTGAATAATGACAACATATAAATTTCTAAAAGAGGTACCCGGTCTGTCCGACCTACAGCAGAGAATCACCGACTACGCGAACCTTTCGCCTGATTCTCGCATGACGTTAAAAGAGCTTTCTCAGATGTTTTACACAAACGCCCTTTTTGACATTGTTCAAGCCGTAGAGGGCTTGGTTCAGTTGGGCGTTTTGACAACAGGGGATAAATAAAATGGCTACTTATACGCTTCTCGAAAAAGTAGAAGGAGTAGAGGGAATACAAAAGCACCTAGTGGACTATGCGGAAAACATGCCCAATATGGAAGTTTCTTTTGAAGGCATAGCCGCCTATCTAAATAGCGTCGGTTGTGAAGATACCACGCTCGGCGAGGTTATCGACGCAATGGGGGAGTTAGTTGTTCGTGGCGTTTTCACCGAAGGGCAGCCCAAGGCGCTAATTCACCGAATGTCTGGAACCTGTCAGGAAGTCTTTGTTATGCGAATTGCTCAACTGAACGGCCTTCACGTTGAGCGTGATTCCCAAGGCGATTGGGTTTTTACCAAGTAATCAACAGCAAATTGTAAGCAATCCTTACAGATTGCTTAAAGGGGTTTAGTAATGAAATACCAATTTATTAAAACCGATAAAGGTACCGACTTTATCCAAAATGCTATAATATTTTCAGCAATGGCAGAAAAGGATCTTACTGTTTGCCTCAAAAAAGTTAACCGGTACTGCTCCGCCAGCAATGTTACACCGCTTAATGAAGATCAGTTTATCTATGCAATGGAAAACCTTATCTATAGGGGCTGCTTTATCATTGCTTAGTAATTGTCAGGGTCTAAACCGGCCCTTATAAACGCCTCTGGCCGGTTCGCGGCCAGTTGGTCAAGGGTGATCTCCATGCCTCGCCTGTCCACGAAAGAATCAACCGATAACCCACCGTTACGATAAAGCTTCCCTTTCGTCACGCCCAAAACTTCATCTTGGAAGCTGGCCGGTTGTCTTTTCAGAAAATCGGCATAGCTGGTAGAAGCAGGAACACTGCCCACGTTCTTCGCTGCCCACTCGTTCCTGACTCGCGTAAGGGTTTTGCCTTGGGCTTTAGCGATCTTTCTAAAATCAATCAGACGTGCAGCAGGTGTGCGTGTGTCGGTGACAGTTGGGCGACTACCGATCAGGCCGATGCCGTCGATATAACCAAGCATGACAGACCGGCAATTAATATGTGCAGGAGGCCTGATATTGATCGGCACCAAAGCAACCACACCGGGGGGCAGTGCTTTACCAGCAATCGGCGCGCCTTTTCCGTCTCTTGAAATACAACCGTGTGTTGTGCGACCGTCAAGCGTACTGCTCCAGATCCGTGCGTCGATTATATCGGAGTTTGCATCCCATACCGCGTTTCTGGCATTGTGTGAGATGTGAGTAACCGACGTTCTGACAATAGCAGCCGCTTCACGTCGAGTAGTACCCATAACGCCATTCTGATAATTGCCTGCGCGCGTTCCGATCAACCGACGCACGATAGAATCAATAGACTCACCCTGACTCATGCCGATTTGCAGTTGTTGGCGAATTCTTGCCATATCTCCTACACTGATTCCCTTAAACCAATCCTTAAGCAGTTTCCCCCTAAAGGGTCTACTTCGAGATATGGACGTTAACACCTCAATGGATGGGGAACCAAGGGCGTAATCAATAGGAATGGCGCGCTCTAATATGTCTGTTTCTGTTTGGGCTTCCAGTGCGCCCAACTGGACAAGATCCGACCTTACTAAAGCGCGATACTGCACAAGCAGTCCACGTCGGGCTTTTTGAATGTCGTTCATCAACAGCCGCCACTTTTCGGTTTTAAAATCGAAAAATTCCCGCTTATCTCTTGGCAGGCGCGCGCGTATCATCTCAGCCAATTCCCTATCTGCTTTTCTTAGCAGCCTGTCCACACGCCCAACTAGGTTGGCAGAGTATCCCCTGATTGCAATCTGGTTCCGAAGAACAGCGTCCCTATATTCTTCGTTAGCTGTCGGCATTAGCTGCACCACCGCTAAAGTCTAGGGCGTTACCTTCCTCTTCCCCCATTAGTGCGCTATCGGCTTCGGCATCAAAATCGTCCTGTAATACACCCAATCTCCCCAAGGCCTCAAGGTACCCTAAACGGCTTAAGTCGCGTCTGTCTCTCGCATTGTCAAGCGTCTGTAAAATGGCCTCTTGTGTGGGCATATCGTTCGCAAAAGACCGAACCAGCTCCACCAACCCTGTGCCAATGTCGGGCAGGCTTAACCATTCCGCAGTTAGGTTGAGGCATTGCGATAAGGCATCCTCAAAGGATACAACCATTGCAGATAGGTCGCTGCTTGCCTCTGCACTGTCAAGAATGCGCGCGGTGGCTGTTTGCACACCGGGGCGTTTTTTCAGGAATTCCGCGCCATACCCTGCCATTTTTTCCTCTAAATCCCTTAGGTCTTCTCTTCCCGAAGATACGGCATTGCCCTTATGCTCTAAGTAATAGAATGATCCTTTTGGATCAGGATTATAAAGCACTTTGTTAGGGCCTAACACTACCTGTTGTTCTTCACTCGCACCGGTACACGCAAGCACTGGGAAGCGGGTTATTCTTAAGATGTTGCGTTGGTCGGACGTGCTTTGCCAGTGAGTTACGTTCAGGTGGGCAAGATCCAATAATGGTGGTTTGGCCTGCATCAATCCCGACTTGTTGGCATAGAATGTCACCAAAGGAATGGAACCCATGCCGGTTTCCCACTGGTCCGAAAGTAACCACTCTTCCTCATTGTCCGGGTTTTGTTCGTACAGCGTAACCATACCGGGCGTTAACACCCTAATCCGCTGCTGTTGCACTTCTGAGAATCCGGCCATTGTCGTGTAGGTCTCTAAAATCCTTACATGGGTCAGGATCTCTGCACCACCGACCATTTCAGATTGAGCAAAAAACAGATTCTCAGGCTTAATCAACACCCAATAAGGGCGTATGTTTTCCCGCCTATCATCTGCCAAGGTGCGGGGGCTGCCATCCTCTGGAATGATGGGGCGTGGCTGATCCACTAGAACGTGGCAAAAGCCTTTTGTAAGACCTTCCTTAAACCACTCTCTGGCGAACACGCCCAAGGAGCTACCTTCTAGGTCTATGTTATCCAGCAGATCCCCAACGGCAGGCGGTAAAGAATCGCTTACCTCTACAGGCTTGGCGAACGGCTTACCTGCCAATGTGTCCCGTGTCTGTTCAACCATGTTAAGCAGCACCGTTGCCTGTAGGCGGGTCTTATATCCCTTATCTGTCTCGGCCTCATGTTGGGGTGTGTAATCCTTACCCGCTGCGCGCATTGCCAAAGACCCGCCTAAAAGAGTGTTAATTACGCGCCACGGCTCAACCATTGAATCATAAGCCGCGCTTGTAGTTGCGGGGGATTTTGGATCTTTTTCATTATTCATTAGGCTTTTCCTTACATGTCCGTTTGGCGAATGGCGCGCGTTTTATTTCTGACTCTGTAGCGTATCGCATCCCCTATATGGTCTTCGGAATTTGTATCTACATCGTCAAGGTGTTTGTTATCCCTTGGCATGGTTGGGAATGTTTCGATTGTTTGCAAGCAACACTGTAGCACAAAAAGGCCGGGGTTTTCTCTCACACCTAGTGCAGGGTATAGGGCGTGGCTTAGGCGTTTGCGTATCTGTTCCCATCCCTGCTTCCTTGATCCGGGTGATTTATCGGCTGCCGTCCATCGTATACCTTCCCGCTGCATATCAGATGCAATACAGTTACCGTTCTCAGTGTCAAAGATTGAGGCATCTGCCGGGCCTGCCATAACTCGGCTACTGATCCCCCAATCTCTCTCCCGATCTGCAATCCCTTCGGCTATATCAGAGGCCAGCATACGCACCCCCTCGTTCCGTGTCCCATTCCATCCATACCATTCTTGTATCTGAAATAGATCACCGCGAACCCGGCCATAAACAACGCCGTTATATTCGAACGGTTCGCCATTAGACTCTGCCCACCAACAAACGGAGAACGGTTTACTAGATCCCCAATCAAAAGAGCGATCAATCTTCCACCGCTTTGGTATCAAGTGAGGCGGGATGGATGGCAGAATATGCTGCTCTGAACTCCATACATCGTCGAACATGCCACCGGCTACAATGTCCCAATCCCCATATAACCACGCCTTTAGTTCTGAAGGGTTTCGGGCTGCTGCCCTAATCTTGTTAATGTATTCAGGGTCAGAATGTAAGAGAACACGGTTCTCCATCAAAGCCCCATGTATGGCTACCCGTGGCGGTTCGCGTTCACCGTCTCGCATAGCGTCTGTGATAACTCGCCCACGATAACTAGGAAGCCTAAAACGTGACTTAACCCAGTTATGTCCTGGGCCATACGGGTTGGTGGTTGCTCGATAGCACCGTGGCATATTGGCAGCAGTAGAACGGCAACAGGACATCATAACCCTGTAACAACGATCATCTGGCCAGTTGCAAAGCTCTTCCCAACCAATCCACGGGTAAGCATGGCCATGATAATTCCAGTAATCATCTTCCCCCTTCATATGCCTAAGTAAAAGCTGTTCACCGTCGGGAAAAGTCCATGTGTGTTCCACTTTGTTGTATTTTGAACCGGGAAAAAGGAGGTTAAACCATTTTTTCGTTTTGGCGATAATGTCGGACAATTGCGGATAGGTTTGGCGAAATATGATCCCCCGCCACTCTACGCCGTAACCCTTCCCGACGTGTTGTGCAAAATCCATTATCAGGCAATCTGTTTTTCCCGGCCCCCTAGTTCCTTCATACAACACTTCAAACACTGGCACCGACGCAAGAAAAGCATTCTGAGACCCTTGCTGTGGACACCATGCCGCTTGCTTTTTAGTTCCGGCTGCTATGTCGATATGGAACGGTTTTAGTTCGCCGTCAACGTCCCGCCATTCGATTGGGTAGTCTTGTGTTGCGGCTTGAATTAGTTTACTCATGCTGGTCTGATCCTGTCCCGCCTTTGGCCATTTCCTTGTACTTCTCTTCCCAATCACTGCTAGTCATTGGCGAAGCCGGTACCACCAGAACACCGGCATTTTTAGAAGCCGCCACCTGTTCAGTCTGTTCCCGATACTCGCCCGGACGCGCAGCCTTCAGCAGCAGAGTTAACAAGCCGTCTGAATATTTTGTCTTATAACCCACAATTTCATCTTTAAAGCGCCCACCGAAAACAGGTTCGTCCTTCCCCTTAACGGCACGTTCATAAGCGGCAGCTACCAGCGTTTCATCAACCCACGCTTGTTTTGCATCCTCTGCACGTTCTGCCAAAACAGGATCTTTTTTAAGGTGATTCATAACAGTGGCAGGCGTTACACCTACCATTTCACCGGACAGACAAAGCAGGCCATTCTCTCGGTAATGCTTAAGAAACTTTTCCTTCCTTGCCAAAGTAAAAGCTACAGGTGGCTTCTGTTTCAAGATCTTGGATTTTGGAGACATAAAAACCCCTTTAGGGCTGTTTGTTTTGGGATGCGGATTTAATGGCAATGGACAGGGTAACGCATAACGCCCAAGAAAGCAATTCGCGCGAAAAGTGGTCAAAAAATAACCAATGTGAAAAACCCGTTTACCCGTCTATTTTTAAATAGGAATTAAAGTCCTATTGATTTACCCGTATCAGCTTAAGATACAAAAATCGTTAATGTATAAAGGGTAAGACAGGAAAAATAATTATAAGTTATTGAATTATAAAAGAATATAGTTATATATATCTTAACTATCTTTAGATAATCTAGTTACTTACCTTTAAGTTAGATACCATGTCCAGTGGGCAAAAGACAGAACGCGATTATCTCAGAGCATAAAAAAGTATGAGATTCGTGAGACAACCTAAGACAAGTGGTGATTTTCCCACTACAATCATACAGTTACCTTATCTTATGCTGTATACTTCTACTAGAGTCAAATCTCACCCAACCTAAGACACTTTTAGAATCAGTCTAAACCGCAGGGAATTAAACGATTAAATAGGAACAAAAATACTATTAAAAAAAGTGACAGAACGTCATATTAATGAATTAAATTACTATTAAAAGGAATTAAACGATTAAATGATAGGGGTCAGGTTGTGTGCTTCCATTAGCATCTGCTAATTTGACACACCACCTTTTTCATGCCTTATAGGTCTTTCACTGCTTACCCATTAAAATAATGCCGCGAACAGTAGCCGCATCAGTAAAGCCCAACAACTTGCACCCCTTATCTGTAACCTGAATATCTAAGCGGTGAATACTGATTCCGTTCCCGTCTCTGACTTCCACCACGGTAATCAAACCAAGGAACAATAGTTGTAAGGTTACGTCGTGGTGCGTTGGGCTAAAGCTGTTTTTAGTGGGCAGACCACCGTTGCGAATACCCAAGGCGTTTTTAAGCACCTTCTCCACTGTTGGGTTTAAGCCTGTTTCCTGTGTCGCGGTTAGGCCGCTTAGGACATCCTTGGGCAATGATGCAAGAAAGCCGGGGCATAGTTTATTAATCACACCCTCAACGTTAGGCATCATGTATGAAAAAACTGGCGTTTCGTTTTTAACCTCAACACGCCCAACCATTCCCAAGCCTTCGATCTTTAAGTTGTCCCCCTCTCTGAGATAAAACAAAGTTCCTATACCAGAAATAAAAACCTTTTCATAGATCACCGCCTGTTTGTGTTCTGTACAATTCCAGCAGCACTCCTGCCGGTAGCTCTTCCAAAAAAACGCCCAACTCTGGCCCCATATACCCCTCATAGTCAGGGGATGCAATAAAAAGGGTGTTGTTTGTCAAGATAAAGCCGTAACGGTAAGGGGTAGCAGCCTCTGCTGTCCCTAAAAAACCCTGCTAGAGCGCTCATTAAGTAAGGATTCAATCGTTCCCAATACCATCCCGTCAGTCATAAAAAGGTTATCTTTCGCCCTTTTCATGTCCAGAATAAAAAGATTATCGGAATATCTGCTCATTTTTTCCCCTATTTCATATCCCACGATTCTAACTCCCAATGATAGCGTTTTTGCCTGCAATCGCACTGGTAACAAAGATCCGCGCCTGTATCGGTTTCGAAACAATCAGATAACGCGCAATCCCTGCCGCAATTGCTGTATTTCTTGGGGTCTGCATCCTTGACCACCTTAACAAGAACATCATTCCCATTAACAGTGATCCACTCAATCTCCCCCGGATAGTGTCGTTTTTCTGTCATTTTTCCAATTCCCAATGATAGCCGTCTTCAAGGCAGTTACAGAAAACGCAAAGTTCGACTGCTTCCATTTTGATGTTTTCCCCGTACAAAGCGCAACCGTAGCAGCCCTCATTGCCGTCAACAGCAGCCAAGGTCTTGCCGATAAGCTCTGTTGTATCGCCTATTTCAAAGCGTAGGTTTTCGCGTCGTTTCACTTGACCACCCTCCAATGGTATGCGCTTACATCACAATCACCGTAACCGCACAATAAAGAAACTTCTCTCTGTCTCCTTAGCTGCCAATCTTGTGCGAATATGCAGCCCTTGCAGGTTTCGTCGCCACTGCCCACCGCTATTAGTGATAGTCCCGCCACCGTTAGGGTCTGGCCTGCTTTAAAATTACCCCACTTCTCTTTCTGTGTTTTCCGGAATTCCTGCTTTGGATCTTTCATCACACTACCCTCCAATAATACCGTTTTTCCTCACAATCACAGGATAAGCACCGCCTGTCCTGCTTGCTTCCAGCCTCATGCCCAAACAGCGCGCAGGCTTTGCAGGGGTAAGCGTTCGCTTTTGAATGGTCAACCCGCACCAACCTTGTGTGTTCAGTTTTAGTAGGCATCTGCTTCAATCCTCTCAAGATCCATGCTCATAAAATGGGATTGTGTGTTGTGTACTCTGGTTTCCTCAATGTCGCCCCCGATTGTCGAGTAGACTAGGGTTGAGATTATCCCAAGGTTGGCAGCCAACCAGTGGTTGGCCATTGACCGTGTAAAGTACAGCCCTTTTTCCTCACTCTCTCGAACCGCTACCACTGCTGCCGTCATATCACCACGCTCAAGTAGTCCAGTAACGTCTAACCAGTGATAGCCCACTTCTACGCAATCACAAGAGGCACAAAGAGCAAACGCCCCCTCTGAACGCCTTGGGCCACTTAGTGCGCACTCTTTGCAATAATTATCATAAGCAGGGTTTTCAATCGGGACGTAAGTTTTTCCGTTTTCAAGAAAGACTTTTTTTCCTATTAGGTATTTCATCAGTCTGCACTCCACTTCTGTTGATCTCGTTAACGTAATCCTCAAGCCACTGAGAGAATCGCAACTCTTGACGCTTAACAAACGCCGGGGTATCAGAATCCTTTTCTAAAAAACGGCGTTTTTGGATACCTTGTTGCAACTCAACGCCGAACAATAAGCCCTGTGTAATCTTTTTCCTCATACTTCCTCCCAGTGGTAGTGGTTAATTTCACAATCACAGTTTTGGCATAAATCGAACGCCTTGCTTGTCTTGATGCTATTCAGTGTGCAGGCGTGGCAGTGTTCCACCCCATCCAAGGTTTCATCTTGAATGGGGGCGACAATCACCACTTTGGGACTATCGCCAATGCTCACAGATACGCCTTTAGGATACTTTTTCATAATCCCCCCTTATACTTGGTGTTTGTGAATTTCAGCAGTTTTATGGTTAACCCAACTCACCTCCTTGGGGGTGAGTTTGCAGCCGTGTTTCAAGCACCAAGCAACATTCAGTAAACGCTCCCTGTCATTGTCGCGCATCAAAACAGACAGGTTTTCCAGACGTTTTACTTTTGCGGGAATGTCCCGATTAACAAGCTCTAACATTCTGATCTCTTCCCCAAGGGCTTTAACGCCCCAACGCTGCGCGTCTGCTGGTTCCATAGTGTCGTTATACTTCTCGCCCAAGTATTCAGCACCGCTTGCAGCGGATACCCCAACCAAGTCGATAAGACCCTTCACGCTGTGAAGCAAAGCGGGATCAATAGTTACGGAACTCAACACGCCGGGTTTTACTTTAGATGCGACCGTAACATTAAAAACTTGTTTCCGTGGGTCTTCTTCGTCTCTTGCTACTTCTACTGTCACGCCTTCGATTGATACGCTCATGGTATTCCCCTTGGGCCGTCTGGCCTCTTATGCTGCCACTTCGGTAATAACGATTTCTTCGATAAACTCAACTTCTACTCCGGTTTCTTGTGCCACTTCGGTAATAAAAGTTTCTTCGATAAACTCTACTTGTATGCCGATGTTTTTCATTTTATTTATTCTCTTTGGTTGTTTGTGTCTATGGCTTAAGTATACCAGCGTTTAAACAAAAGTATACACCTTTTAATTCTCAGGTTAACATTATATCCTATAAATAAAAACGCCCACAACATGTGGGCGTTTTTTGATACTTTACCCGTAACCTAGAATGAAAAAATAACCTCCTCCTGTTCGTTTGCCATCAAAACACTATCAGGAAAAACAATACCGTCAAGCAGGGCGTTGTCATAGTCATTAACCACGCTAAAGCCGTCAATGTCGTAATTTTTCCGATCACCGAAGCTGTCCAGCTCAATCATAAAGCAACCCATATCCTGAACTTTGATAAAAAATTTAGTTGATTCTTTATCATAAGATTGTTCTTTTGTCATTAATAAAGCTTTCATTTTCATGTTATTCCCCTTGGGCTTGTTTGTGTGTATGGCTTAAGTATAGCGACACACAAACAAAAGTAAACGCCTTTTTATTCTCCAAAAATAATAACTTCGTCGTTTCCTGCATCCCATATATAAAGTGGAAAAACAATACTGTTAATGGTAGCGTTCGCTAACGTGTCCTTTATGAGTGAACCGTCTAGGTGGTAATTAGTTCTCTGCCCGAAAGGGTCAAAAGTTATAATAAACTTGTTATCTTGACCCAAGAACTCCATAAAAAATAACGTCTCATTGGTCTGCCGGTTCTTCTCTTTTGCGTTTAGTCTGATCTTCATATTAACCCCACTGTGAAGCCATAGCGTCTGCTATGCCTTGATATGTAACACTACGCAAAAGCGCGCGGTCTGGCGAGGGTGGCAGGTAGTGTAGACGCTGCTGCTCTCGGTCTGGAAGCATCAACATTGCCGCTTTAACGTCGTTTGTTGGCTTAAGCAGTGGCAGGCCACGCAACCACAAGCAAGTGGCTTTTCTCTCAGTATGCCCAAACATCCACGGTTGGATAACTTGCGACTGCTGAATCCCCCCTATCAGTGTTTTCGCGTAACCATGCATGATGGGATTTTCAATCGCCACTTTGTCGATGTTTGGGGTGTTCAACAATCGCTTAAAGAACGCTGCACCGTCAAACATTTTAGGCCACCGCTTCGCGTCGGTGTGTAGGTGGCAAACTCCAGAATTAGAAAGATAAGTGCATGGGGGATGCGCGATCATCAAGTCCCAATCCGTGCCTTTATCGTCGAGTATGTCAAAAATATCACCCTGATAGTGGTCGCCTTTGTTTTTGCTTGAAGATGGCAGAATATCACAACTCAAAGCGTAGTGGCCAGCGGCCAAAAACGCATCCCGGACAGTCCCGCTTTGTTCGCACGCTATTAGAACTCTCAATGGTTTTTCCTCGCATCCCGCTTTCTTTCAGGGTGTAATGCCTCGACCAACCAGACAAGACCGTCTTTCTTGAACTGTGAGGCATCAATCCGCATAGTTCCGGGATCACAACCCTCTGGCAATGCCTCAAAAAAAACATCTGTTGCTGCCATTACTTGCTCGTCGATCTCTGCCGTATCAGCCTTGGCGCGGTAATAAAGCTCTTCGGCTTCCACGCACTCTACCAGTAACAAGGCTTTCTTTAAAAGATCACCACTTAATAACGTGCGTTTTTCTCGTATTTCGTCCATAACATATCCTTTCAGCAGTTAATCTGCTCAATTAGGTAAACAACAAAAGCCCCACTGTCTGTTTCTTCTAGCTCAATGTCTGCTGTGTCGCAATCGACAATCTCACCCAAAACAGCGATATTAAAAAACCCCTCCACTATCGCATCAACTTGATTATCCAACTCTTCGCACGGGACACCCTGTTCTCGGTACTCATTTTGGGCCTCAACCGCGCCCACCACTTTGTGAGCCTCTCGTGCCAAATTGCCGGTTAGCATCGTCTTTTTTTCGCGTGTTGCCATAACCCCTGCTCCTTAAAACTGCTGTATCATTTTAGGTTTGTTTTCCTCTACATCCTCTCCGGGTGCTGGCCACTCGTATGGGCCACCTTGAAAATCGTCCCAATATTCCCTCATATTCTTAAGCGTTGGCATTTTGTAGACATAGACGCGCGTTCTTGCCACGGTCTCAAATCCATTATCATCTACTGTCGTTACATCTCGGAAAACTTGGGACGCTTTCAGTTGCCCATCTGGAAAACTACGGTTTAGGAATTTCCCGAATGTAACCTTACTCATTCTGAAATTACGCCCCTGCTGCTTCATATCGTCGATGTAATCTGCATAAACGGCGTTTTTCATCACTTCTTGAGACCAGCCTTGACC